AGGTTCGAGTCCTCCCGGGCCCACCACGCAGTTCCCCGAATCTCTGATCACAGAGACTTTACGAGAAAAGCCCGCGTTAAGGCGGCTTGTTCCGCACGTGATTTTCGGTATTTGGCCTCCGGCGGGCGAGATCGGCCGAAATTTGGGCTTGGTCTCCGGCCGCAAAAATTCTGGTCCCGGCGCGGCTTGCTTGAAGCCGGACATCTCTTATGGGGACAGGCCAAGTCGCTCGTATTGGCGGGTCCATTCAGCGGGGAAATCGCGCAGGGCTGCAACTCCAATGCCACGAGGTAGCCGTCCATCGACTGCGGCCTGTACGAGCGTGGGTGCGATAAAGGCAAGGGTTATTGTTCGGTTGACCTGTCTGATACTACATTTCTCGCGCGTCGCGATCTGCTCAACATTCGTGACCATTCCCGCGATCAACTCATCGAGCCAATGCCGCCCCTTCGCGATTGCGGTGACGAGCTTGGCGCGGGTTTCGGCGCGGATTGGACGCGGGTCGGGATGAGAGGCTGTCGATGCAGGGAGAATAATCTCCCGCGGGCGTTTTGACAGAGTCTTTTGCCAAGGGACGACCAGCACATGTGAATCGCGATGAATGGGCTGGTCTTGTTCTGATGAGTGCCGAGGATGCCACGCCTCGCTGTCTCGTTCGAACTTGGCGGAAAGCTGGATGGCAAGGTGATCCCGCTTCACGTCAACGCGTGAGATATGGGTGGAGATCAGTTCCTTGTCGTTGAGTGAGTCAGGGCCCTCTGCTTGCACTCTGTTGTGCAGTTTCCCTGCGAGATGTTTGCGGACCGCGCTAAGGATCAGCTTTTCGATTTCGGTGGCGGGCACGCGGTTGAGCTTGGCGGCTTTGTCCGGCTGCCCCTGAATAAGGGCTGCTGAGATATAGTAGCGATAGCGGACGGCGTTCTTGACAGCACACGAAGGTGTCATCCGGTTGCCGCGATCGTCGAAGATGCGGCCCATCAGCAGTGACTGAGACTGCTGCCGGGCCTTGGCATGATTGGTCCGCTGGCGGTCAAGTTTTGACTGAACCGCATCGAACAGGGCCCGATCGAGGATGGCTATTTGCTCGCCCGGGAACACTTCACCCTTGTATCGGATCTCACCGATATAGAAGCGATTGCGCAGCAAAGCGGCGAGCGACCCGCGGGTGAACGCAATGCCCCCAATGGTCCGTCCATTCGATAGCGGGCGGAGCTTGGTCTTGACGCCGGTCCGCCTCAGGTCTGAGAGAAGGAGGTTCAGGCTGCCGAGGTCCAAGTAGCGGCTGAAGATATGACGGACGGTTTTGGCCTCGTCCGCAAGGACTGTGATCTTTCTGTCCTTGGCCTGGTAGCCCAAAGGAACTACACCGCCGACCCAGAGGCCTTTGCGTTTGGAGGCGCCGATCTTGTCGCGGATGCGCTCGGAGGTGACCTCCCGCTCGAACTGGGCGAAGGACAGCAAGACGTTGAGGGTGAGTCTCCCCATCGAGGTCGTGGTGTTGAACTGCTGCGTGACCGAGACGAACGACACCCCATGGGCATCGAACAGTTCGACCAGCTTGGCGAAATCGGTCAGGGAGCGCGTCAGGCGATCGACTTTGTAGACGACAATGACATTGATCCGGTGGGCTCGAATGTCATTGAGGAGCTGCTGCAGGGCAGGGCGGTCGGTGGTTCCGCCCGAGAAACCGCCATCGTCATAACGAGTACGGACCAGTGTCCACCCGGCATGGGCCTGACTGCGGATATAGGCCTGTGCTGCATCATATTGGGCGTCGAGCGAGTTGAAGTCCTGATCGAGACCAGACTCGGTCGAGACCCGGGTATAGATGGCGCAGCGGACGGATCTTCGAGCGGCTGCCCTCATGACCTGGCCTCAGGCGAGATCTTGTCCCGCAGACCAAAGAACCGCGGACCGTTCCAATTGGTACCGGTGATGGCGAAAGCCACTTTGGACAGGCTGTCATAGGTCTTGCCGTTTAAGGCAAAGCCCTCGTCCACCACCATCACCCGATAGGCCTGAGCATTCCACTCGCGCATCAGGATCGTGCCGGGTTTGAGCTCAGCCCTTCTGCGACCGTACTCTTGCGTGAGCCGCGAGGTCCCCAGGGTCCCGCCAGCGGTTGCGATCTGCCTCAGCAGCCGCGCGGTGGCGGGATTTAGATCGCCCAACGCATCGGCCTGCAGCCGGTAGGCGAGAACGGCAAACAGCAGATGACGGGGCAGATGCGGCGGCGGCTGTTGCCGGAACATGCTCTTCCAGCGCGCCCGCAAGCCTTGGAGATCGAGATCGCGTAGATGCGCGATCTCGTCGTCCAGCGACAGTCTGGTTGCTTTCGGGGCAACCGATCTGGCCCGCTTCATCGCATTACGCCGCATGGCTCGTCTTGGCCGTGGCAACACTAGATGCCGAGCGGTCCGCAATCCGATAGACGCGCCCACTGTCACCCGCCGCCGATATAAGATTAAGGCCAAGCTTCTTGCACACGACGCCGGCGAGGAATCCGCGGACCGAATGGGGTTGCCACCTCGTTGCACGTGCCATCGCCTCAATGGTCACGCCACCGGGCGCACGCAACATTGCAATGATGTGAGCCTTTTTGCTTTGGCGGCGTGCAGTCGGCTGCGGCACCGACTGGGGCTGCTGATGAGCCGCCGGCTTTGTAACGGGCTTGAGGTGTACGGCCTTGCGCGCCGTTGTTCGCCTGACACTGTTACGGGTCTTGATCTTGCTGTCGTTTGCCCGTGATGCGGGCCTGCGCTTCGACTTTGCCTTGGTCATCGGGATCTCCTTCGGTTGTGCGGCGACCATTCGCCACCACCGAAGCCCCACCTCAGCGGAGAAGCCGGCGGGGCAGGATCCCGAAGCGCAGCCAGCGCCCGGAGCCGGACACAGTACCGCTCGGTCTGCGCGAAAAAGCCAGTCCTTTCAGGATAATCTTATTGCTGGTTTTGCGCGATCCTGAGCATCCAAGGATCAAACTTGCAACGCCAAGATTGCCGCAGAAGGCGCTGACCAATGTCTGCTTTCGGGGCTAAGCGGAATCGCCGCCACCACCGAAGCCCCACCTCGGCGAAGAAGCCGGCGGGGCAGCATCCCGGAGCGCAGGCGGCCAGCCAGACATGTTTTGCATGGCGATGCAAAGCTCATCGTCGATGAGCGGAATGACGATGATGTATCTGTTGATGAGCAGGTAATCGCGATCCTCAACACATTGTTCGACGCGCAAGCCAAGGCGATCGCGAGTCACGGTGGTGAAATCCTGAAATTCATCGGCGACGGCCTGCTTGCGATTTTTCCGATCGAGAATGCCCGCATGGCCGCCACTGCCGCGGACAATGCCCTCGCAGCAGCGATGGAGGCCGTCGAGGCAGTGCGCGGGCTTGTAAGCGATCCGTCACTCTTGGGCGAGCCGCCGCTCGAGATCGTCATCGCGCTCCACATCGGCACGGCAATCTACGGCAATATCGGTGCCGCCGACCGGCTTGATTTCACCGTGATTGGCCCCGCCGTCAATCTAGTCAGCCGGATCGAAGCTGTGGCTAAGACGCTAGATCAGCCGATCGTCGTCAGTGACGATTTTGCGCGTGCATATGGCAAGTCACTGCACTCGCTCGGCCGTCATGAGCTTCGCGGGCTCGCCACCTCCCACGATCTGTTTGCACCGACCGCGCCGACGAAGTGATCGAATAGTGTAGCTTTTGCTGCGGTGCGCCGGGACGCGATTGTGACGCGATTGGCCCTTAGCGGACCAGCTCATCGCGCTGCCTTATGTCCGCTTTCGGGGTAAAACGGACATGGGTTGATGCACCGCAAATGTCTGCTTTTGACCCAAAGCGGTCATAGCGCTTCCAGCCGGGCAGCTAAAATGGATACATACTTGATGTTGTCTCGAAGGCCGGGGGGCTTCCGCAACCATGTGAACTAGACATCACTTCGAGGAAAGGGTCAGCAAATGGCACACATTCTTCCCAGCGGCGGCGGCAAGGCCTTGATCAATGTCGACGACACGGTCCTCCTGTTGCTCGACCATCAGGACGGCCTCTTTCTGACCGTGAAGGACATCACTGTCGCCGAGCTGCG